AACAGTCAAAGTTGCGCCCGCAGGACTTCGGTTCGAGCGGGCGTTTTCGTATCCGCGCCTAGCGCGGACCCGCCGGTCCCAACCATCGCAGAACAATTGATTGGCGACACGCGCTGACGCCCGACTGCTTGGCTCTGGCCGCACCGGCGGGAACTATAATGGGAAAGCTGGTTCCCATGATGTGGCGACCGCAGCTCAAACAAAGACCTTGGTGGGATACGGACTTCAGCCGCCGCTGGACGGTAACTGGAGGATTGGCCCGCATGTGGGGTCAACTGTTTGCGCCGATCCCGCACGAGATACCGGCCAACGACCGCGATCATCTGCCTTGGTAAGCATTAGAGGGAATAATCCATGAACCTGTTTCAGGCTGATGACGGCGCGACGAAAAGCATTTCGGTCAGCTCGTCATCGCAGGCCGTTCAGCTGGAATCTGTCAGCGAGGCAATCCAGGTCCGCGTTTACAACGCAGGCACTGCAACCGTGTGGATCAGGTTCGGCGGATCGGCCGTGACCGCAGCGAGCGCAACCGATATTCCGATTGCCGCTGGATACACGGGGGGCTTCTCTGTCGGCGCTGCCGGTTCAACGATCTACGTTGCTGCGATTGCTGCTGGCTCGACCGGCTCGATCTACTTCACGCCCGGCGAGGGTATCTAAGTCCATAAAGGCCCGCACTTCGGCAACGGCTTCGGGATAGCGTTCAGCAAAGCCCTTACTGAGATTGCGCTTGCTCATGATGCGGCATCGAATGGGTCGCGCCAATACAATCCCGCGACGTTGAAATAGTCACCAGCATCAGAGAGTCGGAACGATTGCGCTCCGCCCTCCGCGCCTCGGCGGAATTGATAGAGCTTGGTGGGCTTAAAGTCGCTCGCGTATCGAGGCGGGTAAGTGAGCGGGTCAAGAACCGGTCGCCATTCTGCTGCCTTAGCCATGCGCTGCGGCTACCACATTTCTTCAACCCTGTCACGGCCCATCCCATTGGGAAGCCGCTCCAGAGGGGATTATGATGATCGAGTTTAATACGTTCGAAGAGTACGCTACCTTCATGGGCAGCCTTTCTGAGAGCGTTGCTCAGGACTTTGCTGTTGAGCCAGAGGAAGCGCTCGCTGTTTTGCTTTGCGTTCCACCTGAAGAGGTTGAGGCAACTGTCATGGAATGGGAAGAGACGTGGGGTGGCACCAGGTGTGGTTGGCCCGTCATCACCGTTGAAAACAATCAAAGCTAATCAAGATGGCACATGGCGGCAAACGCAACGGTGCTGGTCGCAAGGCTGGCTCCGCCACTAAGCGCACGCGAGAGATTGCCAACGCTGTCGCCGAGGGGCTTACCCCGCTTGAGTTTCTGACGAGCGTTTATCGTGATCCCGATGAGGAAAAGAGCCGCAGGATCGACGCAGCAAAGGCCGCGGCCCAATACGTTCACCCCAAGCTAGCGAGCACTGAGGGAACGCTTCAGGCCGACGTTACGCTTCAACAAGTCGTTCACCGTGTCATCGACGCGCACCCTTGAGATAGAGGTTGCTCGGGTCTTTCGCCCGATGCTCGATCCATCTCGATACAAGGGCGCATGGGGCGGACGCGGCTCGGGCAAGTCTCAGTTCTTCGCGGGGCTGATCGTTGACCTCTCCATTCGTAAGCCGGGGCTAAGATCGCTCTGCTGCCGCGAGGTTCAGAAGTCGCTCAAGGAATCGGCCAAGAAACTGATCGAATACAAGATACAGGAATATGGCGTCGGCCACCTGTTCGACGTTCAGGAAAGCCAGATCAAGACGCCCGGCGATGGTTTGATCGTGTTCGCGGGCCTTCAGGATCACACGGCGGAATCGATCAAGTCCTATGAGGGCTTTGACGTTGCATGGGTCGAAGAGGCCCAGACGGTAAGCCAGAAGTCGCTGAACCTGTTGCGTCCAACCATTCGTAAGCCGGGAAGCGAACTATGGTTCAGCTGGAACCCGCGTTTCGAGACGGACCCGGTTGATGTGATGCTGCGTGGTGAGGAGTTGCCTACGGGATCGATCGTTTCCCATGCCAATTGGGACAAGAACCCGTGGTTTCCCGCTGAGCTTGAGCAGGAACGCCTCGACTGCCTGAGAATGCAGCCCGAGCAATATGAGCACATCTGGGAAGGCGATTACGTCACGGTCTCGGAAGGTGCGTATTACGCCCAGTGCCTGGCCGAAGCGAAGAGCGCGGGACGGATAAGCGAAGTCTCACCTGACCCGCTGATGGAATACCGCTGCTTCTGGGACATAGGAACACGCGACGCGACAGCAATCTGGGTCGGTCAGTTCGTCGGGCCATCTATTCGGGTCTTGGACTATTACGAGGCTGTCGGACAACCGCTCGCGAGTCACTTGGCGTGGCTTCGAGACAATGGTTACGCGTCGGCCATATGCTATCTCCCCCACGACGGAGCAAACCCTGACCATCTCACAGCCGAACGGTTCCAAGACCACATATCGGGCGCTGGATTCCGAACCGAAGTCGTAAAGAACCAGGGCAAGAGCGCCGCGATGAAGCGGGTTGAGGCAGCTCGCCGCTTGTTCCCGTCGATCTGGTTCAACGAAAAGACCACGACAGCCGGGCGCAGAGCTTTGGGCTGGTATCACGAGAAGAAGAACAGCTTGGGCGCGGGCGTCGGCCCCGAGCACGACGACAGCAGCCACGGTGCCGACGCATTCGGGCTGATGGCGATCGCCTACGAGGCGCCCAAGGCGGCCCAGAGGCTCGATTACTCACAGATAACGCGGAGGGTAGTGTGATGGGTCGCGCATTCTCCGAACGTGAGCCGGTCGCTAAGAAGCTGGCCCGCTATCATCTCGCGAAGGCATGGGACGAAATCCTCGTCAACGAGGGGCCGCAGTCCGTCTCAGGGACAGAGTCCAAGGAACTGGTTGGCGCGAAGCGTGGCGTGCCGATTAGCTGGGACGATATTTAATGGCCATCGAGATCGCCCAAGACCTGATGAGCTTCCTCGATGAGGAAAGCTCACGCGCACAGATGGAAGCGCTTCAGCTGCGTGCCGAGACAGCGCTGAAGTCATACAACGGCGACTATTACGGCGACGAGGTTGACGGCAACTCAAAGGTTGTCAGCCGCGACGTGGCCGAGACGATCGATTACATGAACGTGGCCGTTCTACGCACGTTCGTTTCCGGCGACCGGGTGGTTGAGTTCGAGCCCGACAATGAGCAGGCCGAGCAATTCGCCGACGACGCCACGGAAGTCATCACCCGCCAGTTCGCCCACAAAGGCTATCAGTTGCTTCACGACTGGCTGAAAGAGGGCAACATCAACACGCTCGGCATCGTCAAGACGGTGGCTGAGCGCAAGCGCGAACGCGTCGAGTTCCACACTTATGACCCGGAAGGCGACGGAGCGATCCAGGCCGACAGCTTGGGCATCCATCCCGACACGGGCATGGAGATGTTCAAGGCGGCCAAGCTACAGGACGGCGAGGTCGAGTTCCGCGATTACCTTGTCCCGCTTGAGGAGTTCCGCATCTCGCCCGAAGCGAGAGACCCTGACGATGCGGTGTATATCGCCCATGCCGTTCCGGTCACTTTGTCGGATTTGGTTGAGCTTGGCTTCGATCCCCAAGAGATCGAGGACATCCAGGGCGATGACGATAGCCAGTTCTCACCGCTGAGCTTTGCCAGAGACGAGGGGCTGAACACGCTCGGCATCGGGGATCGCGTTGGCTCAAACCGCCGTGTGATCCTGATGGAAGAATATGTTCGCTTCGACGCGGACCGTGACGGCATTGCCGAACGGCTGTGCGTGTGGCGGGTTGGACAGACCGTCCTCAAGATCGAGCCGATCGATTATCAGCCGTTCGTGATCTACTGCCCGTTCCCGATGCCGGGCCGCATTGTCGGGGACAGCCTTGCCGACAAGGTGACGGACATTCAGCGGGTCAATACCGCGCTGATGCGGTTGGCCCTCGATGGGCTTTATCGCAACCTCGCGCCGCGCACCTACGTTCCTGAGAACAGCGTTGGCGTCAGCACGATTGACGACTTGCTCACGGTTATTCCGGGTGGTCTCGTCAGATACAAAGGCTCAGAAGCCCCGCACCCCGAAGAGAAGAACGACGTAAGCGCAACCGCATTCCAGGCCATCGAGTTCATGATTGGCCAGCGTGAATCGCGCACCGGCATTACCCGCATGAACCAGGGTCTCGATGCGGACGCGATGAACAAGACCGCGACCGGCACTGCCTTGATGCAGGCGCAGGGCCGCCAGATGGAAGAATATCTGGCCCGCAACTTCGCCGAGGCCGTTGCCAAGCTGATGCGCCTCAAGCTGTTGCTGATGGTTCGCTATGGCTCGCCATCGAAGATCAGGGTCGATGGGCAATATCGCCACGTCGATCCCTCGCAGTGGCCGGAGACGATGGACGTTGTTATCCGCGTCGGTCTGGGAACTGGCCACAAGGACCAGCGCGTTCAGAACCGGATGCAATTCCTCCAGGTGATGCGCGAAGTGATGCTCGGCGGCGTGCCGATCGTCCAGTCCAAACAGCTTTACAAGATGATGGCCGGCCTTGCCAAAGACATGGGGCTTGGCTCGCCCAATGATTATGTGATTGACCCGAGCACATTGCCCCCACCGCAGCCCGGACAGCAGCCGCCCGACCCGGAGACGCAGAAGGTGCAGGGGATGCTCCAGCTTGGAGCGCAGAAGCTCCAGCTACAGAGCCAGAAGGAGCAGGCGCAGCTAGACCTCAAGCGGCAGGAGATGGCCGCCAAGCTCGGCAATCAGCAGCAAGTGGATTCGGGCAAGCTCGCCTTGCAGAACGAGAAC